TCTCCTACTTAAAGACCGATGACACCCTTTCTTACTACATTTGAAGTTCCGTAGTTTTGACGTCTCTCCAATTTTATTAGAAATATGCCCACATCGTGGACATTTGTATTTGACTATATTAGGTAATGTCATTTTATCAGTCGACACATCTTTCTTCTAAAATCATATCTATACCCTTTTCTGCATTTAGGTTTACCATTAACCCAAAACGCACTAATGAATTCATTGGTGTCACCAAGCGTCTTCGGTCCTCGACGCCTGGATAACTTACCAGGCGTCAGCGCATCCTGACTTGGTGACTCTACTGGCACACGAACGTGCCTACTTCTACGTACACTAATACGCGTACCTATAACTCGTCGTTGATAAACTGGCCTATCACGATCAACATCTATAGGCAACCGTTTTTCATTAACTAAGCGATATTCCATATCACCTGTCTCTTCGTCAACGACCCTTATTGTTTCATACTCCATCCTAAACACCCATCATTAATAGGATTGAGTCACTGTGGATTCCGCCCACACAAGACGCCACCACAATCAACAATATCTTCCAAAAATGATCTGGAAGCTTTCCGTCTGCAGTTAAATTAACCTTCATACTTATGCCATGTCCTTACACAATACTTTGTCCAGGACAGTGACTTCTAAGGTCGCAGCGTTTTCTTGAGGCAAGAAAAATCTAGCTAATCCAGCTGGTACAAAAGCAGTGAAGCTTATTGTCCCACCAGTTGACCTAGTAACACCATATCCTTCAACGTTCATGAAAATCGAATCTCCGTTATCATCCAAATCATATGGTGGTTTTTCTAATTCCTGATCTATTGCAATAGACAATACCTCGCCTGTAGCTTGATTACCAGAACTAATCAAAGCAGCCAGAGGATTAGAAGGACCATCAAGAGTTGTTGCCGCATCTGGCGTAACAACTTCCATACGGTCTAAATTGTATGAATGAATCATTCCTACACTTTTGTAATACCCAGAGGATGTAGCTGTTGCACCTTGAACAATATTTTCTTCACAGATATGTAAATCAAATGCATCAGCCCAAAAATCCGCAGCTGGATCTGGAGGATTACCTTCCTCATAAATCGGCGTAGTAGCCAATTGAGAATATGTCCACTCTCCGCCATCATAAGTATGAGACGTAGGTACACCAGTTGCTCCTTGAGCTCCTTTGAAAGTCAATGGATCTAAAATCGCACCTATCCTCATATTCTGGTCTAAATATGGTCTAATTGTTTTACCATATCGACCTTTTTCGCTGTCATCAATACCAGCATTTTCAAACATTATATCTCTATATGCATGAAACTTTCTAAAAGCATTCCTCATTTTCCAGGTATTCGGAGCAACTTGTAATGTAACACTATTACCAGCTGCAAGTGTCCACTTAAAATTACATAAGTAACCCATTACGTGTCCATCTCGAGTTGTTATCTCTTCATTTTTAGAATTAATTCTAGCTAAATCCCTCGCGATATTCAAGTAGCAGTCGTATTTTGCTACAGGCGTTCCGTCTTCTACTACAGAATTGATATAATACAATTTGTCTTCCATATCTCCAATAGGAAAGGCTATCCCTGTATAAAGTTATAGTTTCCTTCGACCATATATTCTCAAACACCTGGCACATTGATGAATCCAGGCGCGGGACGCCGCCCTGGCGGTTAGTTTTCGATCACAATTGTCATTGCTACATATTCGAATTCTGCTACGTGGTCTCCCTTGCATGAAACCAGGATAGCACTGATGGTTATAAACGCATCCCGCCCCATATCCGCGGGCTTCCCTAATTACCGGTGGTAATCCTTCCCGTCTTGCGTTTTCCACTCCTTCGGGGTGTCGCTAGACTTACCCACCGGAGGCCATTGCCTTTTAGAACCCTCCGATTCCTGCGTCATATGGATTAGTAACCATATAATCGTTCAAATTCATGGATTGGATCTTCATAATTATCCCACTTTCCATTCTTTATATCAAAAAATGTGGGGACTGGGCGGCCTTCCCAAACCGCCTCAGCCCGCTGTTTCTCCTTCGTACGTGCCATGCCGTCCTTAGTAGCCCGACGAGCAAAGTATGCTCTTCGCTTTTCCTTTTGATGTGAGCGAAATTCGGATTTCGTGAAGAACACTCCACCGTCAACTAATTGATCTCCTGGTATCATATAGGTACAGTCCCAGCAGCTACAATAAACTCCGTTTACGATTTCTGGTTTTCCAGATATCGGATTGAACCATTCGCCTTCACCCGTCCAAGCCACATTTATTCGACACGGTGTCTCCTACTTAAAGACCGATGACACCCTTTCTTACTACATTTGAAGTTCCGTAGTTTTGACGTCTCTCCAATTTTATTAGAAATATGCCCACATCGTGG